CTTCTGGAAGTTCAACTCTGGCATACACCACGAGTATTCCATTCTCTAAATCGGCACCATCTATTACGACAAATTCTGAGAGACGGAAGCTCTTCTCAAATTTGCGGGATGATATACCTTTCCAAGCATATTCACGCTCATCGCTTTCGATTTTTCCACGCACTTTAAGAATACCTTCCTTGACTTCAAGATTGATATCTTCTTGTGTGAAACCTGCAACAGCCATTTCGATGAGAAATTTTTCTTCATCAATTTTTACGATGTTGTGCGGTGGGTAGTTGTCATTACCAGATCTAGCGGAATTATGAATTCCTTCTAGCTCATCAAAAAGGCCTTCGAAGCCTACGAATAGCGAACGCGGAACGTTCAAAGTATTTCTAACCATGTTTTCCTCCTATTATTAAGCAAGGTTAATTTTCGAGGCCCGATCATCGGCACCTCGATATTATTTATACTAGCTTTATTGCTAGTTAACAAATAATTCGTATAATTTTATTTATTCTTCCTGATTTCATAAATATATGAAATTTTTCCCAGGTCTCTTTAATTTTTATCATTGTTACTATTTCCTATGTTGTACTTAGGACATAACTGCCATTCAGACTTTTCTTTAAAAGGTATAACCTTAATTTGTCTAAGTGGGGCAATGTCTTTAGCTTCTTCAGGAGTTACTAAGGTAATTAGTCCCCAATCGGCCAGCAACGTAGCAATAGTATTTCTTCTTTGAATATCGTTTAAGAGTAAGTTAGATGGCTTTCCATCTAATAAGAATAGTTCTTTAAAATGTACTATAAAGTATCGGCCTTGTTTATGTAATATGTGGCATGATTGATATAATTTTAAATCTTTTCTTGATGCTACACCGATACGTGTTAATGTTTCTCTGATTTTTAAAAAATCATCAGGTTCGTTGAGTGTAATCTCCAACATTGAGGCTGGTGACCATGAGACTTCTATGTTATTGTTTTCGTTTTCCACCTTTGTAAATCCTTTGTTTCAGTTCATTTATTTGATCATTTCCAAATAATGACAATACAGACTTAGCCTTTTCATCGCTATATCCATAATATTCTTTTATAATTGAAAGATTCTCAATTTCAGTAGCTTTCAACCACTTAGAAAATCTCCTTTTCTTCTTAATTATATTTATAAGAAAATCAAATTGAAGACGGCTTTCGAGGTGATGATTTATGTTCATTTCATTTGCCATTAAAATAGTATCAGAAAAATATGATAGACCACGATTTACCATAAAAGCATTGTAATCTTTTTCAGCAATATCGTCTACCATAATATCTTTTTTAGTATTATTAATAGAATTTAAATAATCAAATGGATTCATTTTTTCATCAACCTATCAAACACTAAATCATCTAATAATTTAGCTCTTCTTTTCAAATCTATATTTTCTTCAGATAGTTCTTTAACTCTTACTTGCAGTTCATGAACTTGTTTTTGCATTTGTGCAATTTCATTTTTTAACGCTGCTTCTACATTATATCTATTCATTTGAATTGTACTCCCGCCATAACTTCAGTTAAACATGCAACTGTATTTAATTCATGATCAGCCGCAAATGAGTTTTTATACTGATAATCTGCTAAGATAAGAACAAGCTGTGGAATAGACGCAGGTTCTACATATGTATTCATATTATCATATAACTTTCTAAAAATAGCAACAGGTTCAGAATCAATATTGTTTGCAACCCATTGTCTCATTTCTTTGAAGTTTTTTTGTTTCAGGTGTATAATCAAATCATTAAATGTTTTTTCTGAAAGGGAAACAAGTATACCTGAATCTATAGTGCCAGATACAGAATATCTTTGTAATTCATTTATTACTTTACGCCAATCAGGCATATGCTTCATTATAAGTTCAGCAAGTACTTGTTTTTCGTATTTAACACCTTCAGCATCTAATATTATCATTAAACGTTCCATCATAACAGAACATAGTTGTTCTGCATCTTTCTTTGGAATATTAAATTCAATTGTTGTACATCTTGAATGAAGTGGTTCAATGATTCTATTCTTAAAATTACATGTCAAAATAAATCTGCAATTAGCAGAAAATTCTTCAATAAATCCGCGTAGTGCAGGTTGGGTTGATTGTGCATTAAGGTAATCTGCTTCATCTAGGATAACTACTTTGTAGCCTCCTTGGAGTGAGATCGATGAAGCAAATTGTTTGATTTTATTTCTGAGTGTATCAATACCAGATTCTTCAGAACCATTTATAAGTAAGTAATCAAGATTTAATTCATTACACAAAGCTTTAGCAACTGTGGTTTTACCTAGACCGGCTGTACCAGTCAGAAGCATATTGTGCAATTCACCTCCATTAACAATATCTTCAAATGTAGTTTTTATATTTGCAGGTAATACACAGCTTTTAATTTTTTGTGGTCGGTATTTTTCAACCCATAGAAATTCGTCCATTATAGTACCTCCCATCCTAATACTGTACTAACACGGAATGACCTCCATGCGTCTTTGTCTAAAGCCCATACAGCAACATGATCTGTTTCAGGATTGACAGTTTCAATTGTAATATCGACACCATTGGCTTTTAAAACTTTAGGATTTAGTGTACAATGCATGACTCGTATTTCATCTGAGTCAATTTTTTGAAAGGTTACCGTTGCAGTACCTTGTTTAAGTGCTTCTAATAAGCGTGATAATTCATTTTTATCCATAATATAATTCCTCAATATAATAAAAAGTGCGGGGGAATTTCACCCCCACAGTAAGAAGTTTAATTAACTTCTTCAGCTTCTACCTCATCCGGTAGATCATCACCTGCTGGTGCTTCAGGAACGAGTCCTTCTGGAGCATCTTTCCCTTGAGATTCAGATGCAGCATTTAGAAATGCTACTACTCTATTTCTCAAACCACCAATAGCTTCAAGCTCTTGCCCTTCGAAACCACCACGTCTTGATACAATATCAATGATCTGTACAAACGTTGCGATATCTTGAAGCGAAAGCTGAGGTGCTTCAGGTTGTTCGCCTCCCTCTGGGAGGACTTTATTATCTAATTCAGCCATTTTCTTCTCCTTTGCAAAGTAGACTAATTTTGAGAGACCCGAACCATTCGGCATCTTCTCGTATTATCCTCATAATATTATGAGAATACTTACTGTGCATAATATATTTATACACCGTAACTTGACGATTTTTCAAGAGCAATAAAATATTCAACTGGAATATCATTGTTTTTCCAATTAGATATTAGTCTTGAAGAAATCGAAACCTTATAATCGCCATGTAGCATTTTTAAATTTGAAATACTAAAGACGAAATCAAATGTTTCTGTTGAAGTTGTATCAAGTGTGATGTCAAACGTATTTGCAGTAGCATCTTTTTCATCAAAGACTTTTGCAGTAATTTCACCACTGTCACGTGGCGATGCACCACTTTCACAACTAAACATTAATTCTGTATGTCCAAGAACTGCTGCGGCCTTTTTGATTTTATCTAAATCATCAGCTGATAAATCAAAACTGACTTCGCATTTTGGCATATTGATATCTTTACTTGGTTGTGTAAGAATATCAAGTTCAGAGTAATAGTATCTTACCTTTGTTGAATTTGGTCTTTTAACACCGCCTGCAGTATTTGAAACAAGAACAGACTTGTCTTCAAATGTTAAAACAGGAGCATCAACTAAATTCATTACAGATAAGAATTCATTTAGATCGTATACACCAAATTCTTGATCAAAGTTTTCAGCAATAGAAGCTTTTGCCATAATGGTTTTAGCTTCTGATATAGTTGAAAGTGCTTGACCAGGTTTAAATACTAGATTAGAATTAATACCCGCAAAGTTTTTGAGGATATTAACCGTGTTTTCAGATAATTGCATAATATTTTCCTTTATTTCTCATTTTCTTCATCATGTACGTGTAATGCAATGATAGCGTAATGTAGTATTTTTAATAGATCTTTTCTATTATAACCTTCTTTTTTGCCGTATCTTTGCGTATACTTCAATACATTTCCCAAAGCGAAACCCATGCCATGTCCACAGTCAATAATAAATTCAGTTGACTGAAAATTACTTTTACTGTAATGACCATCATAGGTTGCACTAACATAATTTAAGAGCTCTTTAATAAGAGCTCCTTCATTAAACTTAAAGTTCGTTTGTTTGTTCGTCTTCGACATTATTCTCCTCATTATCTAATGCACCTGAATCTACTTTTGTATATAGATCTAAGAATGCTTCTTTTGTATCATCATCGAACCTAGCAATACATAGTTCGATTGCTTTCATTTTATTTTTAAAGATAGAGAATGATTGTACAATATGACACAATCTTCTTGTTGATACTACTTCATCAACACCATCATCATAAAAAGTTTTTCTAATAATATCAGCCCATTGAACTAATTTTTCCGCAAATTCTTTATCTACTGAACCAAACTTTTCCATGTGGTTTAAAACAATTTTAGTTTCAATAGAAGGCGATGGAAACTTTTGATCTACTGCAATTGTAAATCTTTCTAGGAATGCTTCATCAATAATTGATGCTGCTGTAAATCTTCCATCTTCAGAACCTTTACCTTTTGTATTAGCTGTTGCTATAACATTGAATCCAGGCGCTGGAGTAATTGTTTCACCCGTTTTCTTAACGAGGACAGGCTTACCTTCAAGTATACCTTGAAGACACATAATTTTATTTGTAGCCCTATCAATTTCATCGAGAAGTAGAACTGCACCATTCTCCATTGCCTTAAGAACCGGACCTTTAGAGAATATAGTTTCTCCGTCAATAAGTCTAAAACCTCCGAGTAAATCATCTTCATCTGTCTCCGGGTTAATTTGTACTCTAATAAATTCTTTGTTTAGTTTTGAACATGCTTGTTCTACCATAAAGGTTTTACCATTACCAGATAGTCCTGATATATATACAGGATAAAACATACCTGATCTTATAATTTTTACTACGTCATGGAATGGTCCCCATGGTACGAATGTTGGATCTGCTTTAGCAAATGTTTTTTCTTGGTTTACAATTGATTGCATTTTTGCAATTGAGCCTTTTGGTAAATCAACCACATTAGATTCGTATGGTTGAATAAGTGCACTTAGATCATATGTACCTATTTTGACTCTATTGCCTGGGGTAATAAGATCTTTCCAGTCTTTACCGGTATAGCCTAAGCTTTTACCGGTTGTTTCAATAATATTTTTTCTAAACTGTTTTTGGTCAGGAAAATTCTTGGCCAGTTCTTTCAAAATATTTTGCGTTGATATTTTCAATTCATTCATAATATATTCACTCCGTTATCATTATCAAATTATAGTACTATTATACCACAGTTCTACTGTATTGTAAACAGTTTTTTGTAAAATAATTGCACTTTTTTCATTTTTTTATGCAACTGCTGCTCCAAACTTAGTCATAAGAACTTTATTTAATTTCTTACTTTTTGAATACTTTTTAAAAGCATTTCTAATTTGGCCATTAGATGCATCATCCTCAATATTAAAATCATCTGCTGAAGTATCAAGGTTTTTGTTACCTTTTACAAGATAAAAATTATTATATCCGCCAAAGTTTTTAACTTCGACACATTTGTTTTTTCTATATTCTTTATTAGATTCTGGCTTATAATCATACCAATCATAATTTTTTTCATAAGATATTTGACCAAGTTTATTATTCCAATGGTGATTATCATCTGCCATAAAAAATCCAATTGTATTTACTTGGAATTGTTTTCTAATATTTTCTAATATAGCTTTTGTCATATTAGACCTGTTTCCAGCTTCTATATACTTACCATCAACAAAAATTCTAATTTTACTATGATAAGCATAAGTGTCAAATTTATTATCAGCAAGTTTTGGATCTTGCATTACTCTCATAGAGTTTGCATCACCATCTGTAAATGTTATTAAGTTCATTTTTTCAATATTATTTTTAGCTCTAAACTTTTTAATAAGATGTCTTGCTACTAATAGTGATTGATTTAAAGGTGTTGATCCCCAGTCTTCATATTTAGAATTAAATCTTTCTGAACCCCAGCCGTCATAATCAATTCTACTCCACATGTGTCTAATGGAATTTTCAAAATCTTTTTTACCTAAAGATGATGAACATAACATTGGCATAGAAATATCATCTAGTTCTATATCGCCATCTTTAAATTTTCTCCATGAATCATACAACTTTTTGTTTGTTGTGCTAAACCCATAAACTTCAAATGGAATATTTACAGCTTTACAAAACATAATTGTATGTAAAACTTGATTCAATACGTATCTAATTGATGAATGCATTGATCCAGAATAATCTACTATCAACATCATACCGTGATTTTTTGCATCTGCTAATTTTGTGGTTCTTAGAAAAATATCATCACTAGTTTTGTATGACCATAATTTATTAATATCAATTACACCAGTTTTAGCTGTTGAAGCTTTTTGCCATTGTGTTGCAGCTTTTCTTTGTTCAAATTCTTTTACTGCAAAGTTAACGTTTTTCTTAATGTCTTTTATACCTTGCTTAAATCTAGCTTGTGAAGCTTCGTATTCTTTTATTAACCAATCGTTTTCATCTGCATCGCTATAAACATAATTCTTTCTTTCATTTCTATCTTTTTCAAGTTCTTTATAGTCAATTACAATATCATTCATAAATTCTTTACTAATATCTTGTGCTGCAATTGGTTGTCCATCTTCAGGTATTTCAACTAAACCTTTTTCCATTTCTCTAAATATTGTATCAGTTATTGATTGATCAAGATCACCTTCATGAATAGGTTCAGATGAAAATACTGGTGATTCGACATCTTCTTCGCTTGAGATATTAGTCTCATCGTTTGAGCTTGAACTTTCACTTGTATCTTCATCTTCGCCGTTTAACTCTTCTTTGTTGTTCGCCTTTGGTTGTTGTGTATCTGATTCTAAATCATCATGACCCATATTATCTGTAGGATCAAATTGATCTCCCTCAGATTCGTTTTGACCCTCACCATCAGTAAATTGTGGTGCTTGCATCAATTCTTCTTGATTTTCTTTTGTATATGCTAATATGTCTTTTACTAATTGTAATACTTCAGAAAAATCATCAGTATTCATAGCTCTATCATAGAAAACTTTTTCAGCTGGAATCATTGGTACATCTAATAAATTACCAACTTTAGCTTTTAGATTAATTTTATCGATAAGTTTTATTTGGCTCCAATCTTCGATACCATCACCAAAAAAACCATCATCATAAAGTTTTTTATAGCCTCTAGCAAATGGACCAACTAAACCAGGATATCTATTTTTAATTTTTCTTTCGATCCTAGCATCTTCAATAACGTTAATATATGACCTAGGACATCCTTCTAATTTTTCTGGGCTATCGTGCCAACCTTCATAGGGTGTTTCTAATGCATGACCAACTTCGTGACCAATAAGCAAATCATATACATCTTTACCTTTATCTTCCCACATAGGTAGACCTAACACACGATTCTTTATATCAAACCAGGCAGTCTTATAGTTGCCGTGTGAGATTGTTATATTTTCTTTTGCTAGTAATTTAGGTAATTGCATTCTGTAAACTCCTTATCAATATATGTATATTATACCACAGTTCTACACCATTGTAAACAGGTTTATGTAAAATAAATGCACTTTTTTTCACTCAGAACGAAATACTCAATATAACTTGAGTGAATAATGGTGGAGCTGATAGGAATCGAACCTACGACCTACTGGATGCAAACCAGTCGCTCTCCCTACTGAGCTACAGCCCCAATTATTTTATTTTAGAAAAATTCTTTTCTTTAATAAATTCTATTTTTGATCTAAACTTATTTTCTAATATATCGCCTTTATGAGATATAATGAATACATTCGTTCCATCTTCAAGTGTATTTAATATTTTAGTAAGATTATCAATACCATCATGATCTAAACTGGAATCAAATGTTTCATCAAGAACTAATAAGTTTGTAGCTGCACTATTTTTCATTTTGGCTATTTGCCTCCAAGTAAATAGTAATGATAAATCAATTCTTTGTTTTTCACCTTCAGAGAACGATGCATAGTTAAATGTATCTCTATGGCGAGATCTAATTGTTTCGTTAAAACCTTCATCTAAATGAAACGCAACAAAGAAATCTAACACTTGCAGATACTGATTTATAAGACGATTCATAACAGGTAAGTATTGTTTAATCACTTTAGTCTTAATACCAGTATCTTTAAGCATTTCCCCTATAACTTCATTGTATGTTCTTTCTTCAACATATTCGAGTTTCTTTTCAGTAATTGTTTCTTTTCCTTCTCTTAAAGAAGTCATTTCTTTTTTAGCAGTTTTTATATCACCACTTGATTGTAGCAAATTAGAAATTTCTTTTTGTGCATTATCTATTTCTTTTTGTATTATAGATATTTTATCGTTATTAGATATAATTTTTCTTTGTCTTTCTAACAATTGTGTCATTGCATTTTTAGAAGCTTCTATGTCTGCATAATTTTGATTAACTTCTGTCTTAAGTTTTTCCATTCCTTTTTGAACTTCTGCCGCAGACTTTTTAATTGTAGTAATTTTTTCTGTTTTTATATCAGCACTTATTTCTTGATCACATGTAGGACACTGATTATGATCTTCAAAAAACTTTGATTGTTTAACAAGATCTTTTATCTTAGATGAAAACTGTAAATCATAAGATTTTAATTGTGTTGCAGTAGATTTTAAATCATCAGATCTTTTTGTTTCAATATCAATATGGCTAGAAAGATTTTCACTTAAAGTTTCATTTTTATTAATTAAACTTCTTATATCATCTTCATAAGTTTTAATTGTTTCTTTTTTGTTTTCAACCATATCTTTATTGATTGATTGTAGATCTTTAATGTATTTTGTTTGACTATCAATTTTAGTTTTATACAATTCTATTTGATGATTGATATCTGTTAGTTCATCACGGATTTTAGAATTTCTTTCTTTTAGTAAGGTATTCATTTTACTAAAAATATTAATATCAAGTAAATCTTCTATAACAGCTCTTCTTGACCATGCAGGAAGTTGCATAAATGGAATGAATGAACTACTACCCAATACAACTACCTGATGAAATGATTTATGATTTAGCTTTAATATATTTTGTTCTAAAAACTTTTGATAATCTCTAGCATTAGAAGCTTGATTGATCATTTTATTATTTTGATAAATTTCGAATTTACCTGGTTTTATACCTCTAATTATTTTAAAGTTAGAGTCACCGATCTTAAATTGTACTTCAACTATAGTACCCTTTTTATTAATACTATTAATCATTTGATCTTTCTTAATATCTCTATGTGGTTTACCAAATAGACCGAAGGAAAGTGCATCTAACATAGTTGATTTACCTGCACCGTTTGATCCTACAATTAATGTTGAAGGTGTTCTATCTAATTCTATTTTAATTGTATCATTACCAGTTGAAAGAAAGTTTTTCCAACTTACACTTTTAAAATGTATCATACTATATAATCTTTCCTAGTTTTTTTTGCTGTATATTTTTTACCAGTTTTTCTTCCGTAATATTGTTCTTTTTCTATGCCTTTAGTGCCTTCTAAATTCTTGGTTAAGAAAAGATATAATATAATCATTACGACCCATATTATTGGTATAATAATAATTCCTTCCATTAAACTACCTCTAAATTTTGAGCTTCAGTATAAAGCTTTCTTAGCTCTACTTTTAAATGCTCTTTATCTAAATCTGTATCAACTGCTTCAACATAAGAATCTAAAAGTTGTGTTGTATCTTCCAAAGATACTTTTTCGTCTTCAACACTATCTCCTAAATATTCTTCGAAGCTTTCGGCAATTTTTAATTCATAAGTTTCAATACTTTGTAATTTATCGACAAACTTATCAAACATATACAAATCATTTTTATTTAATACTATAAGTTTAATAAATTTGTGTTTGCAATCACTAAAGTCATAATTATTATAATCATTATTTTGATCATCATAAATAATTTTTTTAAATATAGTAATTGGATTTCTTACAGGTAGAACTTCTCTTGTTTCTGTATCTAATACATGGAAATACTTAGGATCATCAACATCGGCCCATGTAAATTCAAATTGTGAACCTAAATAATCTACATTACCTTGACTTGATCTTGTATGAAAATGACCTGATAAAACTCTTTCAAATCTAGAAAAGATATCAGCATTCATACCATGCGGATTTGTAACACCTGCCATCATTTCAAAACCTTTTAGTTCTAAATGAGCACCAAGGAAAGGAGCTTTGCAGTTTAAAGCAAAATCAACATATTCTTTATAATTACTATTATTAATCCATGGAATAACAGCAACTCCTAGACCATTATAATCTAGTACAGTTGGCTTCATTATAATGTTTACATTACTGGTAAAATAACCAAGCAGTTCTTTGAGACTACACAATTCATTTGTATTTTTGAAATAGACATCATGGTTTCCGGGAATAATATCCATGGTAATCCCAGCATCACGCATAGGCTCAAGAAAATGCTTCCTATTAGTATTAAGTGCTTTGAAGTTGACGAATTTTCTATGTTCATAATAATCACCTAAATGAAGGATTTGTGTTATGTTATGTTCTTTTAAATAAGGAAAAAATATTTCTTCGTAAAATCTTTCTTGATATTTTAAAAATATATCCGAAGAATTACGCACACCACAATGAGTGTCATTCAATATTGCTACTTTCATATATTATACCATAAAGAGTTCTAGTTTTTCTTTCTCTTTCTCAACCTTTTTAAACTCTTTAAGCGCAGCGTCATTTGTTCGAACTCTACTAATTCTTTGTCTTAAAGTATCTACGTAAGCCATAGTTTCTTGAGCTCCGGCATCGTCCATACCCATTTGTGTAAAGTCCTCAATACCCATTTTTTCTATAAATTTAAACTTAATATCTTGTTGTTTTTTTTCTTTAGTAATTCTACGTATAAACGCAAAGTAACATATTTGTGTAAAATAACTAAATGCATTAGGTTTACCTGTTCTTGTAGTAGTACTGATATTATAGTTACCAATAGCTCTTAAACAGTTTTCTACTGCATCCATAACCATTTCTTCTCTATAAGTATACCTTACAAAGTTTGGTCTATGAGATAGTCCTTCTGCGATTTTTATAAAACAACGAGCAATATAGTCAGTCACCTTTGGTGGTGTTTCTTCCTTTGCCTTTGCTTCTTGGGCTAGTACTGCATAATCATATACAGCTTCTGAAAACTCTCTATTATTGACATAGTGAGGTTTTTGTTTAGCTTTCATATTCATTCATTTTCTCCATATATTAGATATATTATACCATAGTTTAAGCTAAATGTACACACATTTTTTTAACTTTTTTTTCATAAAACTGTTTACAAATCATCAAAAGTATGGTATAATAATATAGTCTACCGGGGAGGGTGGAGTATACTATTAATGTATTGTTGGTTCTTTTTCTGATTTGATTTCATCTAGATCATATCCATCCAAGGGATCATCATCATATAAGGGATCTAGATTGTTTTCTTTTAAGACTTTATCAAGTATTTCATTAAAAGAAGGTGGTCTTTCAGCATTCTCCTTTTTATTTACACTATAATTTATATAATGTTTTTTTGATTCATCATCTATTTCAACATGATTAATTACGTGTCTTTTAAACAATTTAAATATTTTTTTCTCTGAAAATGGAAACCATGGACTATACATCCACATTCCAATAGAATTAAGTTTTACAGAAACAGGTCTTTCTAACACGAAGGCGTTATCGTCTGAGTGTTGTACCAAACCTATTAGTTCTTCACCACTAGTCAATTTAAAATGTCTGATATTTACGTCTTTCATATTATATATTTATATCATGTAATTTATAATCAAATTTTTCTTTACTATAAATTTTAATTCTTTCTGCAGCGTGTGTTAGTGTGTAATTCTTTTTAGATTTCCAATGTAAATCATCTGCAATATCAAATACCTTAGTATTTATACCATCATCAGACTTTCTTAATCCTCGGCCGATTGACTGTAACACTCGTATTTGACTTTTACTAGGTGAAGCAAATATAATATTATGTAACCTCCTAATATTAATCCCTGTAGAAAAAGTACCCATGGAAGCAACAATAATAGCGTCGTTT